CAAGCGAGGCGTGGCCTCGTACGGGTCGAAGGCGCAGATCGCCGACCGGCTGCGTGCGGCGGATGAAGCCGCCAAGGCCGATGGTGCCGAGGACGACGGCGAGTAAGCCGTGGCGTGGGAGCAGCTGTTGAGTATCCGTGATGAGGCGATGGCCTACAAGCGGGATGAGCTGACGTATCCGCCGGTGGCGTGCCCGAATGACGGTGAGCCGCTGGATGCGGGGCGCAACGGGGTTCTGCATTGCCCGTTCGACGGCTGGGAATGGCCGCGCGACCGGACTTGATCACTTGTGGAGGGTGTAGATGGCTATCTCGGTTCCTGTCTACACCACCCGTGAGATCTTGAAGCGGGCTCTGGATCAGGGTGAAGTGCCCAAGAACAACAGGAACATCGACCGGTGCATTGCGTCGGCTTCGCGGAATGCGGAGGCGATGGTGCACCGGGTGCTGTATCCGAGGGTGGCGACGAAGTATTTCGACTGGCCCAACGCGCAGGACGCGGTCGCGTGGCGGCTGTGGCTGGACGATGCGGATCTGATCTCGGTGTCGTCGATGTCGTCTGGGGGGACGGCGATTTCGGCGGCCGACTTCAATCTGGAGCCGAACCGGACCGGCCCGCCGTACAACCGGGTGGAGATCGACATCTCCTCCAGTGCGACGTTCGGTGGCGGGTCGACGCATCAGCGGGACATCACGATCACTGGTGTGTGGGGGTACACCGACGACCACCTCAGCGCCGGAGTGACGTCGGAGGCGCTGGACGCCTCGGAGACGGGTGTCGATGTGTCGGCGGCGGTGTCGGCGGAGGTCGGTGTCGGGTCGATCCTGAAGATCGATTCGGAGCGGATGCTGGTGACGGACCGGGCGCAGATCGACACCGGTCAGAACGTCGGTGGCGCCGGGCTGACCGCGAACAAGAACGCGCAGTCGCTGACGGTGGCCGACGGCACGCAGTTCTCGGTGGACGAGGTCATCCTGGTCGAGTCCGAGCGGATGCTGATCGAGGAGATCTCCGGCAACGTCCTGAGCGTGGAGCGGGCGTTTGAGGGGTCGACGATCGCCGCGCACGCGGCCGGTGTCGACATCTACGCCCCCCGCACCCTGACCGTGTCGCGGGGCGCGCTCGGCTCGACGGCGGCCACGCACAACAGCGGGGCGACGGTTGAGGTGTGGCAGGTGCCTGCGGCGGTGCGTCAGTACGTGACGGCCGAAGCGATCCACCAGCTGATGCAGGAACAGACCGGCTGGTTCCGCACGATGTCGGCGTCGTCGATCTTCGGTGGCACGGCGCGGCGTGCGGCGACCGTGGAGGCTCTGGTCGACTTCCGCGAGCAGATGTACCGCACGTACGGGCGCAAGGCCCGGACTCGCACGATCTGACGAGAAAGGTGCTGGCGATGGCTCAGGTCGGATACCACATCAGCTTCCGTTCCCGTGCGTCGGGTCCGATCGAGTCCGGCGCGATTCACCGGCATGTGCGGGACTACGAGAAGGACGTCGCCAGGGAACTCGGCGAGGGCGCTCACGATGCGTGGCTGGACAAGCTGAACTCACGTCTGCGGCACCAGACGCCGTACTACACCACGCAGGTCGACAAGCGCCAGGTCGCTTGGAACCGGTGGAAGATCCACGACAACGGCGTGATCTACGGTCACTGGCTGGAGGGCACCGGTTCCCGCAATGCCCCGGCCACCATCTTCCCCGGCTACTGGTCGATGCGTGACACCAAGGCCGAGTTCGGCCGGGGCGGGCAGCGTTACGCCATCGCCGAAAGGGTGCTGTCCCAGCACCAGGCCCGTGGCCGTCTGATCTGAGGAGGTCCCGGTGGCTCTGGACACGCGGAACATCCTCGGCAACATCGCGTCGCTGGCCATGGCCACCGGGTACTTCGACGCCGTCCTGGGCTATGTCTCCAAGCAGGCGGCGACCAATGGGATCACTGCCGCGATCTACATCGAGGACATGCGGGCCATCCGTACTTCGGGGCTCGCGTCCACGTCGGTGCGGCTGGAGCTGGAGATGCAGGTCTACTCCTCCACCTACCAGGAACCGTACGACGACATCGACACCAACCTGTCGCTGGCCGTGGATGCGATGTTCACGAGTCTCATCGGGGACTTCGATCTCGGCGGTGAGGCCCGCAACGTCGACGTCTTCGGTGCCTGGGGGCAGCCGTTGAGGGTCAAGAGTGGGTATATGAATTTGGACGGTAAAGAATTCCGCGTCTTCCAGATCCTCATTCCGATCGTCATTGACGACGTGTGGGATCAGGTCGCGTAAACCCCAGTTCTTCGTGAGGGCCATCCAGTTTTTTGGGTGGCCCTTCCTCATGTCCCGAGGAGGACAGCACGCATGGCCAAGCAGTCCGGACTCGGAGATAATTTCTATGTACACGGATATGACCTGAGTGGAGACATCAATTCCCTCGGCACCATATCCGGCGGTAACGCGCCCTTCGACGTCACCGGCATCGACAAGTCGGCGTATGAGCGGATCGGCGGGAAGCGCGACGGGAACATCGAGTTCACCTCGTACTTCAACCCCGCCACCGACCGCTCCCACCTGCGGCTGTCGACGCTGCCGTCCAGCGACGTCCACTTCTACTACGCACGCGGCACCACTCTCGGTAACCCTGCCGCCTGCATGGTCGGCAAGCAGATCAACTACGACGGTACGAGGGGCGACGACGGCGACTTCAAGTTCTCCGTCCAGGCCCAGTGCAACAGCTTCGGTCTGGAGTGGGGCCGTCAGATGACTGCCGGGAAGCGCACCGACACCGGTGCCGCCAACGGCACGTCGGTGGACTTCGGCACCGGCTCGACGGCCTTCGGCCTCCAGGCCTACCTCCAGGTGTTCTCCTTCACCGGCACTGACGTGACGATCCGGCTCCAGGAGTCCTCCGACAACGGCGCGGGTGATGCGTTCGCCAACGTCACCGGGGGGGCCTTCACCGCCGTGACCGCCGGACCCACCGTCGAGCGGATCGCCACGGCCAACGATCAGACCGTCGAGCGATACCTGCGGGTCATCACCGCCACCACCGGCGGGTTCTCCGAGCTGACCTTCGCGGTCATGGTCTGCCGCAACGTGACCGCCACCGTCTTCTGACACGTCCTCGGGGAGAGGCCATGCGTCCCATCAACCGCATCACACCCAACCTGCCCGCCTCGGCGTACCGGACGTTCCAGATCGTCTCGCCGATCTCGACGCACTGGCGTCCGGCGACGTGCGAGGAGGTCGAGTGCGAGCAGCATGTGCGGGGCTGGAAGTCGGCGATCGACGAGTCGACGGAGCTGGGCCAGAAGCAGGCCTGGTACATCCGCAAGCAGTCGGGCCGGAAGTTCACCGAGTCCCGCGACGAGCAGCCCGGCCTGACGGTGTTCACGTTCGAGGCCGGTCAGCGGTGCTTCGCCTCCGGCCAGCACAAGCTCCCCCTCGGCCGCCCCGAGCACTACCTCGTCAAGGGCGGCGACTGGCGCGGAAACCCGACTGGTGTTGCCACTCGCAAACACACGAAGCCTGAGTTCTGGGTCGAGGAATTCAACGAGAACCAGGACCGTCTCATCCGCTTTCAACAGGCTGGATGAGTCCATCCCGTTGGTCCGCTGTCGGCAGCGGTCAACTCACTGCAAAGAAGGTGATTTGCAATCGCGAAGGAAAGCGGCCTCGGGTGGACGACCTGCTCTGTCGACGACAGCAGCGGTACCGCCCGAGCGATCAAGAACGACATCACGTCCCTCGAATTCGCCACCCCGCGTGGCGTTCAGGACATCACCGGCATCGACAAGTCGGCGTATGAGCGTCTGCTCCTGCTTGCCGATTTCTCGATCACGCTGAACGGCGTCTTCAATGACGCCGCGAACCAGGCTCATGACGTCTTCAAGACCGTGCCCTCCACTTCGGTGGCGCGGACGGTGACGCTGACGGTTTCGGGTCAGACGCTCGCGAACGAGTGCCTTTTCACCGACTACCCGCTCACGCGAGCGGACTCCGGTGAACTCACCTTCGCCTGCCCTGGAGTGCTCAGCGACGGTTCAGTCCCCACCTGGGCTTAGAAAGTACGCATGGTAAACTCCAAGTTCAATCCTTGGAGGTCTATCCATGCGTATGGCGGACTGTCATCCCGACCGTCCCCATGTAGCAAAAGGTATGTGTCGCTTTTGCTACATGCAGGACTACGACAAGCGGCGAGGGCGCAAGAAGAGTCCGGAAGAGTATTCCCCGAATTATCGCAAACCACCCAAACCAAAGAAGAGCGAACCGACCTGCGGCCACCCGGACCGACGTGCCGCGACGAAGGGCGGCCTCTGCCATGCTTGCTATCAGAGGGCTCGGCGAAGCGGCGAGATCATTGTCGGGAGGGCGTCATGTCACCCTGACCGCCCAGCGCTCGCGAAAGGCCTGTGCCATCAGTGCTACGCAAAGAACAACTACTGGGATAGCCCCGAGAAGTATCGAGAAGAGCAGCGCAAGATCCAGGCTGAACGGCGACAGCGCTATCGAGACGAGCTGATAGCAGCTTACGGAGGCAAGTGTGCCTGCAAGAACTGCCCAGAAACGAACCAGGCATTCCTTTGTCTCGATCACGTGAATGGCGACGGCAAGACGCATCGCCTCAAGGTGGGAAGTCATGTGTACGCCGATCTGCGCCGCCGAGGGTTCCCGCAAGAGGGCTACAGGCTCTTGTGCTGGAACTGCAATTCGGCGACAAGGTTCGGGCGCACCTGTCCCCATGAAGATGAATAACTGAATAGATCATCTCGGCAAGGCCCGTCACGCTTCGTGGCGGGCCTTTCGTGTGCCCTTTTCCGGGGAGGAAAACGTGTCCTTCAAGCGCAAGCGGAAGATCTACAAGCTCGACTTCGAGGGGACCGAGTACGACGGCCTGGTGGTCAAGGTGCGCGGCCTCACGACCGGCGAGTACCTCGACCTCGTCTCCCTCAGTGCGGCGAACACCGAGGGAGACGGGGAGACGGAGGGCATGCTCAAGCTGCTCTCCACGCACCTGGTCTCGTGGAACCTCGAAGACGACGACACCGATGAGCCGGTGCCTACGACGTATGAGGGCATTCGCTCCAACGACTTCAACATGAACATGGCCATCATCAGTGCGTGGACGACGGCCCTGACGACGCTGCCGGAGAAGGCTGAAAAAAAGTCCGACTCTGGCGAGCCTGTCCTGGTGGAGTCGATTCCGTCACAGGCGCTGTAGTCGAAAAGCCGAAGGAACTGGAGCGCGCGGAGTTCATCCTCGCGCTGTGCCGCCAGTTCCACAAACTTCCCAGTGAGATTCTCGCCGAACCGGCGGAGCTTCTCCAGCTGCTGCATATCGAAGATCTCGGGAATCCGGGCGGAGGGGTGAGCGATGGCTGATGACATCACACTTACCGTCCGGGTCCGTGATATGACGCGGGGCGATTTCAATCAGATTCGCCAGCGTATGCGCGGTATGGGCGGCGACATCCGCAGGATCAGCCGGGACTCCGATGGTGCCACGCAGAGTTCTGACCGGTTCGCGAACTCGCTGACCGGTCTTCAGCGGCGACTGAGTCAGTTCCAGCGGACCGGCAGGATGGCCCGTCATGAAATGGACTTCATGCGCCGGTCCATGGGGCTACTGGGACGCGACCTGCGGGGCGCGGCTGCGGATGGTGAACTGACCGAAGATCAGTTCCGCAGTCTGCGCCGTGAGCTGGAACGCACCCGTCTGGACTTCGATCACCTGGACAACCAGCTGCGCCGCCAGGATGCCATGGCGCAGCGGCGTGCGCGGAATGCGGCTGACCGGCAGCGTGAGGCGGAACGGCTGCGCCGTGAGGCGTCGCGTGCGGCGGCGCAGGCGCAGCGTGAGGCGGACCGCCGGGCGCGTGAGGAGCGGCGCCGTCAGGAAGCGGATGCGCGGACGATCGTCGCGATGCGGCGGCGTATGGCGCAGGCTCATGCCGCTGCTCTGCGGGAAGAGGCGCGGCGCAACTCGGCGGCGGCTCGGGATGAACTGCGTCAGCAGCAGTCCCGTGCCCGGCAGCTCGTGGCGCAGCAGCAGCGGATCTCGCGCGCCCATGCGGCGGCTCTGCGGGAAGAGGCGCAGCGTAACCGGCGTGCGGAGGCTGAGCGTGACCGTGCTGCCCGTGCGGCGGCGGCGCAGCAGCAGCGTGATGTGACTCGTCTGGCTGCGCTCGGGGGGAGGGACGCGGGGCGTCCTGTCCCTGCGCGGGTGCGTCGGGTCCGGCAGGATAACCAGGGTCTGACTCTGCGTTTCCGTGCGCTGGGCGAAGACGACATGAACCGGATGTCGCGGGGGTTTGCCAGCCTTCAGCGGACGATGGCGGGTGTCACCGGCAGCTCGGATCGTGCGCGGCGTTCGGTGCGTGCGCTGGGCGGGGACCTGCGGACGATGGCGCGTGCGCTTCAGGATGCACGGGATGCCGGGTCATTGTCGCGGCGCGAGTTTGATGCGCTGTCGCGCGGGTTGCAGATGACGGTGCGTGATGCGCGTCTGCTGCGTGGCTCGGGTGATCTGACGCGTTCGGCTTTCAGGGACATGCGGCGTGAGGTCGCTGGCCTTCGGGCCCAGCTTCGTCTGCTGGGCAATGAGGGGAACGTCTTCCAGCGGCTCAGTGATCATACTCTGCTTCTCCAGCGGCGGTTGCGGGACACCCGTACGCATGTTGGTGCTGTGCGTCGTTCCCTGTCCCGGATCGGCGAGGGCGGCCTGGGCGGCATCAATCTGATCACGCGCAGTCTCGGCGGGATCACGCATGCTGCCGGGCAGTTGCGGGACAAGATCGCTGGCGCTTCGCGCGGGATGAAGATCTTCCTGCTCGTGCTCGGCATGCTGGGTCCGCTGGCTCCGGTCGTCGGTGCGCTGCTGACCACCGTGCTGGGTGGTGCGTTCATCGCGCTGGGTGCGTTTGCGCTCCGCAGCGAGAAGGACATCAAGAACGCCTTCGCTCACATGAAGTCGACCATCGGCGTCAGTGTGCGGGCCGCCGCGCAGCCGCTGAAGTCGGCGCTGGTCGTCGCGATGTATGAGGTGGCAGAGGCCACCGAGGAGATGGGTGGTGCGCTGACCGAGGCGTTCTCGGGTGCGGCGCCGCTGGTGAGCGATTTCGCCGGTGCGTTCACGGATCTGGCGGGCGGTGCGCTGCCGGGGATCGTGGAGTCCTTGCGGGAGATGGGTCCCGTGATGGAGGGCTTCCGGGACGCCATGGGCACCATTGGTGAGGGCCTGGGCCAGATGTTCGCCGCTATGACGTCTGACGGTGGCGCGGAGGGTCTGAAGGACACCTGGGCGATCATGGGTGACGGCATCCGTGACGTGCTCGTCAACATCGGCGAGTTCATCAACGCGATGTCGCAGAGCGAGACCGCTACGACACTGCTGTCGACCGCGCTCAGTGTGCTGAGCGCCATCTTCGTGGTCATCGAGGGCGTCTTCGCGGCGGTCGACGCCCTGCTCGGCCCGCTCATCGAGAAAATGGGTGAGCTGGGGCTTACGGCGGGCCTGGTGGGTCTTCTCGCCAAGGGGCTTGAGTCTCTCGGTGTCTCCACTGTGGACGTCGACGCGAACACCACCGCGTTCACGGAGAGCCTCGCGGGGACGGCTGCGGCGCAGAACGAAGCCGCAGTGAAGACCTTGAGCCACGCCGAGGCGCTCCGGCAGCTGAATGAGCAGATCAAGGAACACAACAACCAGAACGTCAACCGGTTCCAGGCGGAGGCGGCTCTCAACCAGGCGGCTCAGGACGCCATGGCGAATGTTCAGAAGCTGGGCGATACCGTCAAGATCAACAACGGTATCTTCGACACCAGTCACGAGAACACCCGCAAGGTCGCCGAGGACTTCTACAAGCTCGCCGAGAGCACTCAGCGCGCTGTGGATACGGCGATCGAGGCCGATCAGCCCCTCAAGGAGCAGAACCGCCTGTGGAAGGAGGGCGAGTCCTCCATCCGTGCTCTGGGCGAGGCGTACGGGATTCCGAAGGCGGAACTGGACGCGTACATCGCCCTGGTCCTGAAGACTCCGAAGGCCGCCAAGACGGATCTTGAGCTTCAGGCGGAGGAGGCGAAGCAGAAGGCGGTCGACTACCTCGCGAAGATCGACGAGGCCGATGGCTTCGTTGCGAAGGCGAAGGCCGCCCTCGACGCCGGGGCCGCCATCGCCGATGCGGGGCGGATGCAGTCGCTGCTGAACGCGCTCAACGGGCGCGTCACCAGCAGTAAGCACATTCACAGCAGCATTACGGAAGAGATCTACAGGAGGGTGGACGAGAGCGCGTCGCGTCGCTTCAGCGCCAACGGCAATCTCTTCCGCAGCTTCGCCAACGGCGGCAAAGAGAACCATGTCGCTCAGATCGCACCGGCCGGTGCGATGCGCATATGGGCCGAGGAAGAGACGGGCGGGGAGAGCTACATCCCGCTCAGCCCGGCCAAGCGCCCTCGTTCGCGGCGGATCGCCGAGCAGACGATGCAGATCCTTGGTGGCCGGGTCGAGTGGTTCGCCAAGGGCGGTGTCCGTTCCGAGGCGCGGCAGGCTATCAAGCCGATCAAGGAAGCCACCTCGGGCACCACCGAGAAGAACCTTCTGCGTCTGATGAGCCAGATCATCAAGGGCTCCATCAAGATGGCGACGGCTCTGAAGTCGGTGACCAGCGCGCTCGACAAGGCGAAGAACAAGCTCTCCAGCCTGAAGAGCGAGGCGAAGTCGCTGAGCAGCGGCGTGAAGTCGCGTGCGACGACGAACATCACCGAGGGCGTCGATTCCGACAAGGCCGTGACCGTGTCGGCGTTGATGACCCGGATGACGCGCGGCCGGGACAGGGCGAAGGCGTTCGACAGCGCTCTGAAGCGGCTGAGGTCGCGTGGTCTGTCGAAGGGCCTGCTGCGGCAGGTCGCGGAGGCGGGCGTCGACGGCGGCGGTCTGGAGACGGCGGGCGCGCTGCTGCGGTCGTCGGGCAGTGAGCTGAGGTCGATCAACTCGCTGTATGGGCAGATGGCGTCGTCGGCGTCCAGTGCGGGCAAGACGACGGCGGATGCCCTCTTCGGCAAGCAGATCAAGATCCAGGAGAAGCTGGTCAAGTCGTTGGATGAGCTGTCGAAGGCTCTGAAGAAAGCGACCAGCAAGAAGAAGAAGGCGACCGGCGGCATCATCGGCGCGGCGACCGGCGGTCTTCGTGGCGGCCTCGTCGAGGTCGGTGAGCACGGTCCGGAGCTGGTGCGGCTGCCGTTCGGGTCGAGCGTGTACTCCAACCCGGATTCCCGCCGTATCGCTGGTCAGGCCGGTGGCGGTGGGGGTGTCTTCCACATCACCGTGATGGTCGGCGAGAAGAAGATCGACGAGATCGTTCTCGACTCCAACCGCCGGACCGTGCGGACGCGCGGTGGGAATGTTCAGGCGGTGTTCGGCGCTTCGCGTCGTACCGCGTAGGTAGGCGCGGCCCCTTGTGCGGGGTCGCGCCTTCTTCGTGCCTCGGAATTCAATGTAGGGAGCACTTGTCATGCACAGGTACAAGGTGTTCAACGCCGCGATGGCGACCACCGCCGCGCAGGCGTCGGTCACCACCGGTACGGCGATCAAGACGATGCTCCAGATCGCGACGCCGTCGACCCGCCAGATTCAGCTGATCTCGTGGGGATTCTCGATCGACGACACCTCCGGCGCGGACGGCATCGTCGAGCTGCTCCAGTCGGACGTGGCCGCCACGGTGACGGCGCACGGCGCCTCGGGCGTGCAGCCGCTGGACCCCAACGCCCCGGCGTCACTGATGACGCTGGGCACGAGCGCGACCGGCTTCACGGCGACCGCCGAGGGGACGACCACGGCCTCGCGCATGTTCGACGCGGTGGCCCTGAGCGCGACCACCTCGGAGTCGCCCTACACCTACGTCTACCAGTGGATGCCGGACGAGCGGCCGATCGTTGCCGTCTCCAAGTTCCTGCGCGTGCGCGCGACCACGCCCACCACCGCCGTCGATATGCGGTGCTGGGTCTGCTTCGACGAGTAGTTAGCGAGACTAACGATGCCGGGGAGTATCGCAGCGCGGGTCATGGCCTACCAGCGCCGCATGAGCGGCAGCGCCGGGCCGATGTCCGCATCCGGGGAAGCCAGCAACGGCGAGCCCGTGCAGATCGAGTTGTGGATCAACGGCGAGTGGGTCGACATCACCGCCTACGTCATGGTCCGTGACGACAGCGGGAACATCTCCGTCACCCGTGGCCGCCGGGACGAGGGCAGTTCGGCGGATCACGCCACGCTCAATCTGCTGCTGGACAACCGTGACGGGCGCTGGTCTCCACGCAACCCGACCGGTACCTACTACGGGCTGATCGGGCGGAACCAGCCGATCCGGGTGAGCGTGCCGAACGGGATCGGTGGCAAGAGCTACCGGTTCTGGGGCGAGGTGTCGTCGTGGCCGCAGTTCTGGGATCCGACCGGCACCGACGTCTGGGTGGAGCTGGAGGCGAGCGGGATCATCCGCCGTCTGTCACAGGGGCCGCCGTCGGAGAACTCCCTCATCTACGACGCGATCACGAGTCCGCAGCTGAGCGGGCTGAGGGCGTACTGGTCGTGTGAGGACCCCTCGGATGCGGCAGAGATCAAGTCCGCTCTCGTCAATGGTGCGCCCATGACGTTTCTCGACCAGGCTGCCGACCTGTCGAGTTCTACTCTCTTCGGCGCGAGCGCGCCGCTTCCGGTGTTCACCAATGCCGCGATGACGGGCGGCGTGGTGAAGTACCCATCGCCGAGTGCGGGGCAGGTGCGGTTCCTGCTGTACATCCCTCCCGAGGGGGCGGCGTCTGATCTGGATGTCATCATCCGGGTGACGCAGGAAGAGGACATCACGGTCACGCCGGTCGCGTGCGCGGAGCTTTTCTACAACGCTCCTCGTGGTTCCCTCGACGGTGTTGCTGCTGCTGGCAGTCTCAGCCTGGAGTACCGGGACGGGGACGGTGCCACGCTCGGTGCTCTGCTGCACCATCAGACGGACGTGCGGGGCAGGAAGCTCCGGGTCTCCCTTGAGTTCCAGGAGAGCGGCTCCAACATCATCACCACCATCCGCACCCTCGATCTCGACACGGGTGTGGAGGTGTCGGTCTCGGACACGCGGGGCGGGGCGCAGCTGACCCGGTGCACGAGGGTCACGGCTTTCGCGTCGGCGTACAACGGCGATGACATCGAGACCGCGACGGGGCTGCCGGGTGGTGTCATCGGGCATATCACGGTCCAGGACGAGATCACCGATATCGAGGACTTGGGGCTCAGGCTCAATCCGGTGGGTGAGGCTGCCGGGCGGCGTGTGCAGCGGCTGTGTGCCGAGGGCGGCGTCGCGTTCGACTCGATCGGTGACCTGGACGACACCGTGGGTATGGGCGGCCAGGAGAAGCTGAGCGCTCTGGAGCTGATGCGGGAGGCCGAACTCGCCGACGACGGCATGCTCTTCGAGTCTCTCGCCGTCATGGGACTGGGCTACCGGACACGGGCGTCGCTGATCAATCAGGACCCCCAGCTGACGCTGAACTATGCGGGGTTCAACCTCTCCGAGGTGCCGCTGCCGGTGGAGGACGACCGGTACATCCAGAACGCGGTCACCGTGACGGTCAACGGCTTCTCCCAGACCTACAAGCTGGAGGACGGCGCTCTGTCCACGGCGCCCCCGCCCGCCGGTGTGGGCCTGTACGGGCAGGACATCACGCTCAACCTGGAGAACACCGCCGACACCACGCTGCTCGACCAGGCGGCGTGGCGGGTCCACATCGGGACCGTGGACGAGGCCCGGCATCCGCAGATCAGCGTGAACCTCGCGCACTCCACGTTCACGTCGAACCCGGCGCTGAAGCAGGCGGTCCTGGGGCTCAGGCCGGGCGACCGGATCCTGGTCGAGAACCCCCCGGCATGGCTGCCGTCGGACGACATCGACCAGATCATTCTCGGGTTCGAGGAGTCGATCACGCACTTCGAGCACCGGGTCACGTTCATCTGTGCTCCGGCCTCTCCGTACCGGGTGGGTGTGCTGGACACGGTGCTGGCCCGGTGTGACACGGACGGGTCGGCGCTGGTGGAGGCGGTGAACTCCTCGGCGACGTCCCTGACGGTGGCGCCGACGACGGCGAACACGAGCCGTGTGCTGTGGACTACGGACGCCTCGGAGTTTCCCTTCGATGTGCGGCTGGGCGGCGAGGTCGTGACGGTCAGCAACATCACCAGCTGGCTGGATGACTCCTTCACTCGCACGGAGTCGAGTACCTGGGGGACGCCGACGATCGGCAGCGCCTGGGCCCAGTCCGGCGGGTCGGCGACCGACTACTCGGTCAACGGCAACGCCGGTGTGCATCTGCTGTCCACGGTGGATGTCTCGCGGCGCTCGTCGGTGACGGCGGTGTCGGCGGACTTCGATATCTACTGCGACATCACCACCTCCGCACTTGCGACCGGCGCCTCCCTGTTCGGGGCGGTGACGGCTCGCATGCAGAACAGCACGAACATGTACCTGGCGCGGCTGGAGTTCACGACGTCGAACACGGTGCTGCTGGTTCTGCGGAAAACGATCGCTGATGTGAGTACGGATCTCGATTCCTACACGGTGCCGGTCACGCATGTCGCCGGAACGTACATCCGGGTCCGTTTCCAGGGCTACGGGAACCAGCTCAAGGCCAAGGCGTGGGCGGCGACGGATGCCGTGGAGCCACCGGAATGGCATGTCGAGGGAACTGACA